ATTGTATTTACAGTTGAAGACACTACTGTGTCTGAAAACATCTACATTGTTGAACAGTTGACTTTTTCTCAAGACGGTATTGTCGATATTGTCGCATCTGAGCATCCCTGCAATGATGATGGCACCAGCAAGGTCGCTGCGTTCATTACCAGCACTTCAGGCGTTAGTATTCAGTCATGACTTTCCCAATAACCAAGGCAGGCGGCGGCGACTTAGTGCCAAGCGCCCGCACTTTTGAGTCAGGCGACTTTCCGGTAAAAACTTACAAGGCTCAAAACGGTGTTGAGCACAGAATTTTGTATGGCAGCAATCGCACCAATATGAAGCTGTCACTTACTTACGCAAACATCCTCGATGCAGATGCTGAGCAGTTTTTAGATCATTACGACACGGTTCAAGGCACGTTCCAAACTTTCCCTCTCCCAAGCATCAATGGAGTAAATCCAACTCGCGGCGGATGGCAAGGCAATAAAGACGCTTTAGGCGCTCAAATCCATGGAAATG